AATTTTATTGATGAAATTAGATATTTACAATTAGAAGATGATGATGTAGAATATACATTGTTTGATGAATGGATTAATTAATGATAAATGAAAAAGAGTTTGATGATGAATACCCTATTGACAAAACACAACACTGATTGATATAATACAGTATGAACCAACAAGAAGATCCTATGGACTGGGATGATATACGTGCTCTTGAATCTTCCCGTCGTATTGAACTACTAACGAAAGCGATTGTAGACAAATGCAAACAAGACGTAGAGAACAAATACGGAAACAAAAAAAGACATCGCCAGTAACTACAAATCCACGCATTAAGATCATGACATATAACTTCTTTGAAGAAGAATGGTCAGGTAATTGCGGGGCTTGTGGTAAAGACTTTTATGCTCCAAGTAAATCAGAATATCTGATGCAATACACAAGACATACTAAATCTATTAATTGTTTAGGTGGTTACTAATGGGTTACGACACAAGAGATAAAGGGTTCCTGCAAGGAATTGTGTGGTATAGAATTGTTCTTGGAATTTGGGGAACTGGAGTAATTGCAATGATTGCTACTGCAATTTGGGCGATAGCGACTAAAAAATGAGCGGGACTTATAATAGATGCCCATATTGCAAAAGCCTCAGAAAGCGTTATATGATGCTGGGTGATCAAAAGATATGTGGCGATTGCTATGAAGAGATGGCAGGAGATGCTTGGGTAAAGGAGCAAAAAGAAAATGGCTAGGATAGTAATATGTCCTGAATGCAAACGGGAGGTAGAAGTACGCTCTGGGTTTGCACATCATACTTTAAATAATCATATATCAAAGGAGCATAAGTAATGACTTATGAAATGTGTGCGGTAAAGCGGGGGCATTGGCAAGCAACTAGTTTTCACTGGTGTAATGAATGTCCACCATTAGATGAGTATAGAAAGCTTGAAAAACTACAAAAGCTTGCTTGGTCTAACAGAAATAAAAAGTTAAAGGAATCTAAACGCAAATGATCTTTGCTTACATTCTCTTGGTTATAATCATATCTGCAACAGTTTTAGGTTATATTGCTTTTTTGGTGGGGCTTGTATACGTTAAAACACTTGAAAGATTTAACTTATCACTTGAAGACATTATGAAAGAAGATTTTTGCGATTGTGCAGACTCTAAAATTGGTGATATGTCCTGCGAGATATGTGACACAGATTTGGCTAACTTTGCAAAAGATTGGCGTAAAAAAGAAGATAGGCGAATAGGCTTTTATCGTACTTATATGTGGGATGAAAACAAAAAATGGTGGCTATGTTGGCACTTTCAGTTTATGAAGTTTATTAAAATAAACTTTCCTAGAATACCCCTACCAAAAAGAAAGCAGTTATGGTAACAAAATTGAGCGAAAAACAGGATAAGCAAAAGATGCAAGAGTTGCTGGATCAGCAAAAAGGCATTACATATGAACCTGTAACAGATGAAGATTTTAATTTTTTTGTAAATGTATTGTTTGGAAACTATAAAGGTCCAGGATACAACCCAGAGTGAAAATCTATATTTCAGGTCCAATGACAGGGCATACAAACTACAACTTTAAAGCATTCTTTGATGCAGAGGAATTTATAAGAAGCTTGGGTTACGTAGCATTGAACCCAGCATGGCAAGATGGTTATACTCTTGAAGAAGCAGTTAAACACGCTAAAATCAGTGGTCATTCTTGGGGCAAGTATATGCGTGAAGATTTAAAAATGCTTATGATGGCTGATAGCATTTTATTGTTGGATGGTTGGCGGGAATCAAGAGGGGCAAAGTTAGAAGCAATAGTAGCACAAGCCTTAGATATGGATTTCTATAGACTAAAAGGCGGAAAAATGGTACCATATAACTATGAGCAAGTCGCAAGTTAGGCGGATAGCAAAGATGACAAGTAACACAGAAGCAGTAGCATTATTCTCTTTAGATAAGTTTACAGAGGGTTCAACAGCGTGGCTGTACTGGGCAGAGTTCAATGGCAATATTGATCAAGGCGAAGCACGTACAGTTGAAGAGGCGGAAGCAAAAGCATTTGCCTATCTATCTCAGTTTAAAGAGATTACAAACATCATCTCAAAGTACAAGCCAGAAAAAGAAGATTACAGGTTTGAACTAGACGAAGATCAATTATTATTAGGATACAAAGATGCGGATGAGTGGAAGCAGGCACAAGTTTGATTTACTGTCTTATTCCATTATGTTTAATCTTATTCTTTAGATTAAAGCTGGAGCAATTTGAACTTAGACAAGAAAAACAGATTAATGATAATTTGCGGGAGCAATTAAAAAGGCTAACAGATGTCAGAGATATATAAAGAAGCCTTTAGAGAAATAAATAAGATTAAACAATCTACCTGTTATTACTGTAAGAAAAAGGGTAAAACGCAGTTGGTAGCAGATGGTGCAATATTGCATTATGCATGTAATCAGTGTTATGAAACGCACGAGATATTGAGGCAAAAAAGGGGGAAAAATGAGAAAGAATAATAAGGAAGTTTCAGCACGTGGACATAAGCGTCATATGAAGAATGTGGCACGAAAGAAACGATCTGAGGAACTTAAGAAGTTTAATGACCTTGCATATAGAGTCAAGGCTATGCAAGCAATGGTAGAAGCTCAAAATAAGGCAGCGGAAGAGCAAAAGTGATAGCCTTAATACTTACAACAATGGGATTTGAAGCCTTATTTACAATAGGTTTATTATACTATTATGAAGATAAGGTTACCAAATTAAATATAGATTATAAAGAGTTAGAAGAAGATTTTATTGAGACATATAACGCATATTGTAATGTATCTGAACTTGCCAGTCAATATAACGATCTAGCGAGAAAAGCAGAGGATAAGGCAGGTTTATATGAAAATGCCTATGAATCAGAGCATAGTGCCATACATTATCAGTTGGAGATCAACGAAATCCTAGATGTGGATAATCAGGCCTTAAAAGCTCAGGTTAAGGCATTAAAGACGGAAAATTCTGCCCTTCGCAATGCCATGCCAATTCAATATGAATCTTCACAATGGGCGGGGATTGCCAATAATGTATTTCCAGCAGAAGAAAGATCAATTAAGACTACACTGGATATAGATAATCAACCAGACCTATTTGAATCTATGGAGAATTTTGAAGAATAAAGAAGAATGTAAGCATAAATGGACACTAGTTGCACAGCAAATGAAGTGCGATTATTGTGGTCAAATATACGAAGTAAAATGAGCGGAAAAGTAGGAGAAAATTAGGCGGGAATCCCTAAAGGATCTCGTCCAAATACGTGCCTATAATAGCTATAATAGATAAGGATAATATAATGGGTAAGAAGCATATCAAGATAGAACAATATGACCAAGAATCATGTAAGATCACATTTCCAGATGGAGCATCTATTATCCAGAAGGATCATGATATCAACAATATGGTCAAGGCATGGATGAGATTAGAGCAGAATAGATATGGAAAGAAATTTAATCTATAGGGCTATAGGTTGCTATCTGGCTATATAAAGTAGACTCGCTAACGCTCGTTTCCGCCCTTTTTATGGGCTATATGTGGAGCATTGTGGAGCAAAGTGGAGAATATACACAGTATTATGTTAAATAAACTCAGTTAGTATATATAGATAGATTGTATCAAGTTATAGAGCATACCATAATGCCCTTCGTAATGTCAAATCCGTGCGATATGATATATATCACATAAAAATATGGGTGATTTTGCACACATTTTTGACAATTTTGATATAATATTAGACAATTTTGATCTAAATGTATAGAATATCGTGTGAATTTTGATCGAAATCGTAATGTTTTTATTTTATTATACATTTTATATAAATATATGATCAAGATCACACAGATATCTCTTGACAAATGTTACCGTATATGCCTTCGTAATGTCTGGTATATTTCTTATACTGGCTTTGATATATTTTTATTAATGTGTTAGTTTAAACCAGCAAACTCCCCGTGAATTTTAAGCCCCTTCGTAATGTCTGGGTTTTTAGATCTCTGGCTCTGGGAAAAGAGAAAGGCAGTTCACGGAATGACTCGTGAACTGCCCTTGTATACCTAACTTGGCTGACACCTGAACGCTAGGATTTTGTTCGAATACCTATTATACCGACAGGTATTCGTTTGTGTCAAGTTCCATTCTTCCATATTCTCCCATTAGGCCCAACTCCTGCAGGGTGGTAAGCATGTACTTGCACAAATCGTGTGATTCTTTTAGATATAGTGGGACCGTATGTGCGGTGCCCATTTGGATTATGTAGTTTGTAAACAATTGGATGAACGATTCGTTAACATAACGAGATTCATTTAACATATGTCTTGCCATTGCTGCAGGTGAGACATCGTTGTGTCCAAGGCCTTCTACAAGCTTTTTATATGTACGCTCTTCTAGTTTATTCATCTACTTCCTCGCCCTCATAGTCTTGGATAAAGTCTTCACGGGACAACCATTGTACTACATCATATTCTTCTACGTCAAATCCGCCCCAAGGATCTTTAATAAACTTATTCCATACATCCTCTAAAGTAGTTCCAGGAACTGGGATAAGTTCTCCCCAAGAAGAATCCCCGTCAGATAATTCAATATCTTGAAAGACATCACGGGTGATGTCCCACATGTACAATAGGACCAACGGGGCATGATTAGGAAACTCCCATTTTAGATTATCTAGATATGAATTGGTTTGTACAAACATTGATGATGACATTAGTTGATCTCCTCAAAGTGCTCTATGTATAATATTTCGTTGTCATATACATCTACATCTGTAAATTTATTAATGGCTTCTAACCATTTTTCATCACAGATAAAAGTGATACGATAAGTCTTCATTACTTACCCGCCTTTGCAAATGCAATAGCATAAGTTAATTTATACAGTTCTGAGTATGCTTCTTCCACACCCTCCCAGTACCGTCGCTCCATGCTATCCATGGCCTCACCCGAAGCCTCTTCGTCCTCTATGGCGTCTGCTAATGCACTCTCTGCACGTGCCATTAGGACCTTAAGATGACCGTGCATGATATCCGCACCGTCCATACCTGCTTCAACCATACGTTGTAGATATGGGTCTAAAGTTAATTGGTCAGACATTATTTGCCTCCTGTAGTTGGGTTTGTTTCTGGTCGTATTCTACACTATGGACAGGGCATTCGTCAACTGCACTCGCCCAACCACATTGCGGACAAGGATAATCTGAGCAGTCTTCGCAAAACTCTAATGCATCACTAGTTGCATATTCACAGTCTTTACATTTGTAGTCATATTGATTATGACTAATTATTTCGCCTCTAAGGAATTCTGCTTCGCCACCCCAGCCTGTTTCTTCTTCGTAGCCTAACGTAAATAAAAGGTCGGAGAACTGTAAAGAAAGATTCTTAATAGCAGGCTCAGGATAACTCCAAGCAGTATTAAAGTTATAATAAACTACTTTATTATCACCGTTATTAATAGGGCCTTCCATATATGTTTCTGGATGGCTTTCAGTTACAGATATGGCTACATCCCATTTTGTTCCCCAGTTACGCACATTCCAGTCGTACCAATGATTTGAATCAAATCTAATAGGCTTATTTAAATCAACTTTTGGACTTGGACCATAATATGCATCCATGTCTGTTGGTTTAACTATATTCCAAAATGCAAAAACAGGGTTTGAATAAAGAGTATTTTTCTTAATAAAAGAATTGGTAGAAATATCCCATGTTTCGTGCATCACAGTAAATGGTTGATTAAGTTGAGATACAAGTTTATCTACAGATTCAGGACTACCTTCAATGGTTAATCCGTTATACACCCAGTTTGGCATTTGTCATTCTTTCTACTAGTTGGTCAGTATGGGTATTCTACTACATCAAGATATCAGATGTCAAGTCGTAACTGCACAGGTTCTGTGCGTAGGAAATCAATAATTAATTCAGTAGAATCAGTTGTCCACTCATCTACTGGTGTGTTTGCAGCAATAGCATTTGCTTCTGCCTCTGTTTCAGCCATTACCTTCTTTGATAGGTAAATTGATTGGGTTGCTAGTATCTCGTATTCTTTCATAGCCCTATTTTATCCTATCGTAAAAGGTTTTGTCAAGCCCCTCGTAAATGTGTTCAAGCGATCCTCCGTAATGTCCGTAATGTCGTAAATGTCCAAATTACTGGTCAGGCTCAGGCTACTCAAAGTAGCCCTCTGCCCAAAGACCCTGGAGAAAATCATTTGCTTTGGCTAGATTATCTGCAAGATCTGTTTGTGCGGGGGGAAGATAATTTAAAGCTAAATAAGTAGCATCAATCATCTTATTCAAATCCTCTAATTTATACCCCAACATGATACTCTAACACCTCACCTTGATATTCAATGAATGATGAAAATGAATGCCAGTTTCCTTCATCATTTACCTGTTGAGTTGTAAGGTCTACTTCAACTGTGGTATCCCAATACATTTGGTCTTCATCCGCAATATAAAGACCGAAGCCTGTTTCTTCATCCCGACCTTCTTTTGTTAGTTGGTCAATGATAATACGGAGAGCATATGAACTATCACCCATTTTTAATCTAGGTGTTGCCTTATCTAAGGCATTAGCCAAATCTTCACGCCATGAGTATTCTCCCCAATGACTATACAAAACAATCTTTGGCTTGTCTTCCTCGGTCTTGAAAACAAAATTAACTCGTGCTCCCATTATAGTATTCCTCCTAGTGCTATTACTGCGATTACAAAAATTGTGCCTAATAAAAATATGATTGCCATTTGCGTATCCTATCAGATAAGGGGAGGGAAGTCAAGACTTCCCTCCCAAGTGATTAACTAATTAGAGATACTGTGCGATTGACTTAAATGTGGAAGCATTAACTGTTTCCTCATCTGTCATTTTGAGAATACGAATTGCGTTCTCAATTTCATCAACAATTTCACGATAGTTGTGGTCGTGAAGTTGCTCAAATTGACGAGTAGGTTGAGCAGGAAAATCCTTGCCTTGTGTATCAACATCAAAGTCAATGTTAAGAGAGTTTGACCAACTACGATAATTGGTGCGGATATTTGTAGCAGAGTCAAACTTTGATAGAGCATAATCAAACAAAGCCTTATTCCAAGCCTTTAGTTCTTCTTGGAAAGCAGCCTCTAATTGCTTTTCATTTGCCTTAGTTGTTTTTATTGTTTCCAACTTTGTTTCCAAAGCGGCGATTACCTTTGGTGTTGCTACTTTAACTGAGATTGCTTTTGCCATTGTTGGGTTTTCCTTTTCTTTGTTAGGGGTTGAGGTTGTATTCTAACACAAGCGGGGTGCTTATGTCAATTCTTTCGGCGTGTCTGAATTGGTCTATGTGTCCTAGCATATTGGACTTCGTGCTTAGGGGCATCTGGTGTGATTGGTTTATGATTAAAAGCACTTAGGATTTTACCGCCAAAGGCTGTAATTATTCTAGCTAACTTCATCTCATCAGCACAAGTAATCTCTACCTGCATCCCACCCAGCATCTCATATTCAATTCCAGCGGTTAGGCATTTGCTAATCCCGTTCGCCATACGAGCAGGGGACGGGACTTCAATAACTGCTACTGCCATTAGTATTGCTCCTCTACTCGGTCTACATCAAAGTCGTGAACTGTGATTTCTCCACCATAGGCATCTACTGTGAGATTATTGCGAACAAGGTCTTCAACATCATATTCGCCTTCACGCATATCAACTTCGATAGTCATATTGACATTGACCCAAGCGGTTACTTCGATTTCCTTAGTTAGTGGAACATCAAAAATATCAGCAATTTTTTCAAGTGTGTCTTGGTCTTCTGAATCGTGAAATACATCATTTAGCAAAGTGCGTAGTTTTGACTCTTTGAGATACCAATTATTTTGTTGCTCTGTAAGGCTCTCATAGTTACGGCGGGATTGAGCAAGAGCCCACTCAATATCAGTTACCTTATCAGTAATATATTCAGTATTACCATCAGTAATCTTCTTATATGTAACCAACATATTTGGGTTATAAAGTTCAGCGATTGTTGTTTCCATAGTTTGTTCTTCTTTCTTTTGAGTTGGGTATATTGTAGCATCTACCACTGACATCAGAGTTAGACGCTCATAGCATTTAGAACAAATCTCGCTATGTGGATGACCATTAGATTTAATAGTCATCTCAATATGTGCATCGCAATTTGGGCATACATAATCCCATTTGAACCAAGTTTCTTTTACATTTTCCATAGGTGAGTATTATAGCAAGTTACCCATGAGTAATCAATTTAGACACGCAGACAAATCGGACATATCGGTCATCCGTAAATGTGTTTATAATCACATCCGTAAAGACTTGACATTATGGATTTTATGGGGCCAGCCCGCCCCAGCTGTTTTGTCAACTCGACACGCCGTGATGACCATTTAAACTTTGCGATTCCAACGGGACTTGAACCCGCAACCTCTACCGTGACAGGGTAGCGATCTAACCAATTGATCTATGGAATCAAGAGAGGTGAGGGGCTTTCGCCCCTCACAATTTATTAAGCGGTAAGTGCAAGAACCTGCTTAACAATTTTATTTTTTTCTGCTGTGATAACAGGGTCAAATCCGCTTGCACCTGCCATTAGCGAATCGCTGTTTCCCTTGCGGGCTGTGCGATAGTAATCAAGGCGTTCGGTTAGAGCATTTACAACGCCCCATGCTGTACCCTTGATATTAGCATTAGTAGGAGAGTTATGGTAAAGGTCATCAAGCAGAACAACCTTGTTTTCCCACTTCTTGATTGAACCCTTAACATCTGCCTCTGGCTTAGGATACATCTTGTTAATGATTTCGCTAAACTTAGCATTTGTCACTTCACGAGAGAAAAGTTCTTTTGCTTGTGTTTCGAATTCATCCATGTACGCAAGAGTTAGACCTAGAGTCTCACGAGCAGCAGCAATTTTTCCATCTACTGTCTGAGTGTGGCGAATCTTGAAAGATTGCTTAGCCTTACGCATAGCGAAATTAAGAGTGTTTTGACACATAACACGAACAGGGGTAATTGCAGATTGAACCGCAACTGAACCATCGTGTGAAGTGTAAACTACGAGATAAAGATTGGTAGTGTCATTAGCACCATTAGGGTCAAGAACCATAGTGCGGGGAATTGACATTGTGCCAAATACAACACGACCATTCTTTAGAGAACCTGCACTTTCCCAATTTACATCAGGGTTTCCATCATGTAGGTTATCTGCAAAAGAAAAGAGTTCTTCATTCTGAACAGCCTTATAGCGTGAGCCTACAACTGAGAGAACATCTTTTTGTCCTGCTGTGTAAGGGTTATCACGAACAACCAAAAAATTCTCGCTAACAGAATCATAGTTGTCTGGCAATAAATCTGAAACAGACTCAAGAGAAACATTCCAATTTGAGAGTTTAGCAGCATCTAGCATTTGTGCGGTTGTGACTTGCTCATCCTTAGCAAATACCTTGTTAGCAAAAGAGTGCCATGCAGGATTTGTGCGAAGTGATACAGCAAGAGATACAGAACCATCCTCAACTTCTGAGCGATGAACCTGTGACATTGGGTTAGTCATATTTTTTCCTTCTTTCTGTTAATGTATGCCTATTCTAGCAGATAAGGCTGACATCTGTCTACCCGTAAAGCCTAAGTTAAATAATGATTTGTCTGATATGTCCGTTTTGTCCCCGCCCATTCCATGTGATTAAAATCACGCCCCGTAAACGGCGTGTCGGCTTGACGGGCCAGCCCAAAAATCAACGGTTGTCAACTCGACACACCGCATTTAAAAATCTTTTTTAGAAAATATAAAATAAAAAATGCATGCGATAGCGAATGCAGATCCATAGACCAATACATATGCTACCGCTTGCATTTTATTCCCCACCCAAGTTAAATTAATTTAATACGGACCAATAGCTAATTCCAAGCTCGTCGCTGCAGTAACGTGCAACGTCGCTATGAGCTGTTTCATTATAAAAATATTTAACACGTTGGCCCTTGATCATGACCTTGAAAAAAATATCATCGTTACCGTCTTGATAAATTTTGCATTGATCATCTGCAAATACAGAATGCCATTGTGCACTGTTGACTGGTGGATGCTTTGCCATTTATTTAATCTCCTGTGCATAGTGCATTGCTTTGCCTAATGCGTCTTCTCTTGAGTTGGTATACTTTTTAATTACCTTGCCATTCTTCATGACCACGGCATAGCCGTTGAGGTCCTCATGAACCTCAACGCCGTTAATTGTTGCATATGGTGCTGACATTACGCCACCTCTTCAATTAAAATATTTGGCTCTTCGGTGATAGTATCCACAACTGAAGAATGCAATTCATTACGCATTCTAGTTAATTCGGAACCTGGCCAACCTGCTGAAAGAATTCTCTTCGCAAGTTTCATGAGATTATAATCAGGATTATTTTTTTCTGCAATTTCTAGCAGAGACTTAGCCAAGTCTGTGTTGCCTTGTTCAATATGATACATTGCAGAAATTGTGTCATATGCATATCCTTCTCGTGCATTAGTTACTCGTGAAAGATAGTTGACAAAATCAACGCATACCTGCATACCATAATCGGACGGGAGCCCAAGGAAGTAATCACGAATCTGCAAGTCATTATTTACGGCATAGGTAATCGTTAATAGCATATCATCAGAGACTTCAATCTCGTTGATAAATTGTTCAATTGCGAAATCAATTGTATCTTTGGCTTCGCCACGGGTTAGGGTTGTTGTCATGTTAGTTTCCATTCTTTGGTTGGGTTAAGGATGTTATTGTAGCAGGCACCACTGACATTTGCCATGTGGCTTTCTTGAAATTATCCCAAAGGGTATCCATTTCATTAAATAGATCTTGAGCAGACTTGTCAGACATTATTCCCCCTCATCATATTCTAAAGATAGCGGGAAGGAATCAGACTCCATTTCCGCCATCTGATAATAGCACTCAGGGCAGACATAATCATCGCCATAGATATCATACTCTTCTTCAGAGTAGAATACTTCGCTTGTACCGCATACTTCATAGTATAGGCAGGCTACTTCAAAAATAGTTTCATTAGTCATTATTTGACCTCTTCTAGTGTTAGGCAAAGTGGGTTGCACTCGCAATAATCAAAATCAAAATCACCATCTGGAGATACCCATCCAGTAATTCCTTGACCATAGCAGTTATCGCAGGACTTGAAGATACACTCCCAGCAAGTAGAATCGGAAGTATAGGGAGCGTCATATACTGAAATATCAGATAAACGCTTATTGCAATCTTTGCAATATGTGGCAACAGTAGACATTTAATGCCCCTTTCTTTTCTTGATATCGGAAGTATAGCAGAACCCACTGACATTATCTAGTTGTACCCGCCAGTATTTGGGAGATTAAAATCACACCCCGTAATCGGCGTGTCGAGTTGACAGGGGCCAGCCGCACTCGGGCGTGTCGCATAGCTATGCAATGTTATAAATATTTATTCAAATTTATTTTTATATTTATTTTTACGTGTATATTTTTTCTTGTTACGAATTGGAGTTGCAGCATTTGATCTCCGCAACTCTTGAACACGATTTACTTTATTCATTATTTTCTCCCGCAATTTCACGACACTTCTCACATTCTGATTCTATTCCGCCAAGGTGAATTGTTGTTGCCATTACTTTCCACCAACTTTTCCGCTACGATAAAAAATCTTTGTGTACATTTTTCCATCAGGTAAAGTTAAATTGTAGGTTGCATATTCATCTGCAAATCCCCAATCGGTGCAACGACCAAACGAGTCAAACGCATCAAGTGCATCAGCATAAGAGTGAATAGAGTGTGGGACGGGATTTCCGTCATAGGTTGTTGTAATTTTGTACATTAGTTGCTCCATTCTAAAGTTAAGCACTTACATTTATTTATAGTTATTGTATCACCTTGCACTGACATTGTGGCAAGGGTATCACATTCATCACATATGAAAATTTTATCAGACATAGTAAGCCATTTCTGTGAGTAGATGAGCATAGCCTGTTGAGTCAGACTTTAGAGATAATTCGCAAGGCTGGCATTGCCACTCATAGCGAATTGTTTTACCCGTTCCAAGTGTAGCGATACACATATGGGTCATCTTTTGAGAGCATACTGGGCAATAGGCAGAAATTGTCTGCCCTAGCCCACCAATTTTAATTGTCATAGTAATTCACTATCCAATCCGACATAAATTGTTGTCCAGAAATCTTCTGGAATAAACTTATGCACTTCAGGGTTATAAGTAGGGCGAACCTTGCAAGCATAAGCAAGATAACCCTCAGGGGTAGAGTGGTGCATATCCTTTCGGAAATCTGCATATTGGATTATGCCTTGTCCTTTTGAGGACTTTACATATTTGCCTTCTAAGGCTTCTGAGATTAGCATTAAGTTGCCACCTTTCTTTTTGTTGATAGTTGGAATTATATCAGATTATACTGACATTATCTAGGCGACACGCCGAGATTTGTTGCAAGTAGTTGGTGTGATTCGCATCACTTTTGACCATTTATTAAACTTGCCAGCAGGGGAGCAATTTACACGCTCACCCGTGAAACAATTTGTGCAATACAAACCTTCGTGTGCATATTCGCAAACTTTGCAAACACGAACAACGGCGGGGGTAGTGGATTTTACTACCATTGGAGCATTATTCATTAACGCCCACTCAAGAGAAATCTTTACATCGCTTGGAGCATACTCAAGCGGAACAAAACTATCATTTACTTTTACTTCTAGTGTAGCCATTTTATGACCACCTTTCTTTTTTAACTGTTTAACTATCGCTAGTTTAACATACTTTTTCGCTACTATCGAGTATACTGGGGAGTAGTCTCAATATTTGGAGCGTGTACTTTGTGAAGTACATCACATTTTTTATATCTTTATTTAATTTTATAACTGGAAGTTTATCAGATAAAATCGAAAAAATCAAGCGACACGCCGTAAGTTTTAGGTTAATTTAAGATGAACAATAATCCACAGCTTGTGGATAAATCTGTGTATATCGAATGTCTTAAATGCCGTAAATGTCCGATTTTTTGGGCCAGCCCCTCGGCTCGGCTTTGTCAAGCCGACACGCCGTTATTTTTTTTTATTTTTTAATAAAATTAGGCGTAGCAATTTTGCTACGCCTAAGCTTTTATTTTTATTTAGTGATTTGTGTTTTTAAAACACTCGTCCCAAAATCTATCGCTATTGAATCGCTCGTTATCTGATGCGAACATTTCGATGAAATCATTTACTAGATCTTCTAGCACTTCGAGTTTAATTTCTGAAGCATAAGAATTAATAATTTCAGCGGTTGAAACATAGTCCTTGCGTGACATTGACATAATTAGTTTTCCTTTCGTGTTTTGTGAATTAGGCGGGAGTGTCGTTATTAGTGTGCAGTCCCGCCTAAACTTATTTTATTTTTACTTCGTTGTCTTTACCATAGCAATACGCTTTGAGCCATTTGCTAAAGTTAGACCAACACGAGTTACTTTATTTGATACAGGAGAGAACGAGTTAATTCGTCCAGTTACGCCTGTCTTTGATGTGGTGAATAAATCTCCGATTTGATAAGTGTATCCGTGTAGTGTCATTCTTTTTTTCCTTTTCTTTGTTGGGTATTAGTTGAGCCTTTTTCCGACTTGCTCAGGTCGTTTAGCGATTTGCTAAACTTTACTTGATTGTGACAGTTGTCCAGCGGTCTTTGCCGTCAACTTCCAACTTCACACGAGATTGGTTAGGCTTTACATTTACAATTTCCTTAATTGTTCCTGTTACCTTTGAGCGTTGTGTGGTGAATAGGTCACCGATTTGGTAAGTACGATTTTCGATTGTCATTTATTTATTTTCCTTTTCTTGTTGTTGTTAATAGTAGTCTACCATAGACCACTGACATTAGTTTCCGCCACTAGTGCTAGTGAAACTAGAGAACGATTTTTTACAGCCTTGATATGGGCAATAGATATGGCTAGGCTTGTGATAGTGATAAGTGTAGCGACCTACACTAGACAGGCTATAAGAATGATGGCTTGTGCCACGAGCGTTAGCAACGGCGGGAATTAGAGCGAGTGCTAATCCTAGTACGATAATCTTAGTTTTCATTTTTATTCTTTCCCCATTCTTTATCGGTTAGTAGTTTAGCAGATAGGTACGACACTAGCAATAGTGAAATGAGAGTTAAACTATTTATAGTCATTAGAGCACCTCGTCTACATCAAACGCAGGTACGGGGATAAATACAGATTCTGATTCTGATTCTGCTAGTTCATCTAGCATTGATTGATAATTGTCTGCTAGTTCTGACCAACGGTCTTTATTATTATTATCGAATGAGTATGACATATTAGTCACCTTTCTTTTTTTATAGATAAACCTTTTATCTATCTTTCCTTGCCTAGTGTTATTTGCTCTTATTTGCTTAGGCTCACCTTTCGGATTATTTGCTAAGGCTCAGAGGCTCAACTAGGATTTTTCTTTATTTAATTTGTATGACTGGAAGTCTATCAGATAGGGCTGACAAAATCAACTCGACACGCCGTGCCGTGATTGTGACTTACGCCACAAACAGAGCGTGATAACGCTTAGCGATTAGGATAGCCTTTGGATTAGGCTGACCCCAACGAGAGCCATTATCTACACTAGGATACTTAGCGTTAATACGCTGAGCGATAGTGATAGGCATTAACTTAGGGCGGGGAGCATAGCCACCTGCCTCTAGACCAAAATCTTTAGCAATATCCATACGGATTTCATTATAGTAGTTATTTAGTGAAGTCATTTTGACTTCCTTTCTTTAAGTTAAACTAACAACCTTTGTTAATTTCTTATAGTGTAACTATAACACACACCACTGACATTTTCAACTCCAAAATGCGTACAAATCGGACATCTTTTAAAAAAACTTTGTGAGATAGACCACATCTTTAGGGTACATACCAGGGCAATTTGGACATTTCGGGCGCACTATTCAAATTTGATTTTTTGTTTTTAAAAGTGAATCATGCATTTTAAAAATCCATTAACATTTTGATCAAATCTAATTTAGTGTGATACACGTTACATTGTAAAAAATTGGTGGAAATGTGCTACAATATAGCATATGAGTTTTATAGAAAGAATGAAACAAGCAAGATTAGAAGACGACAAAGTTGTTCATTTTAAGAACGCTTTTCCTGTTGTGCCTAATTTTGAAACTTTTGTAAAAAGCAGTCAGATGGTACCAAAAAGTAAGCTTAGAAAAGAAAATGAATTTTTGACAATTTACTACACTGGAGAAAAGCTTCCTATGCTTTATGCCTTTAATGGGTTTAAAGAATTTGAGGATGCAATGCTCAAAGCTTTTGGACTCTATCTTTGGAACGAACCAGTAATGATCTATTCTCAAACAACAGAGCATGGGTCGGGACTTTTTATGCATGTTGATCCTGGTAAGCAAATTCACTGGAATTGCATAGGAAAAGCATTATGGACAGTTATAGAAAATGGCAAGGAAGTTAAGTATATTATGGAACCAGGAGATGTAATCTATATTCCTGAAGGATGGAAACATGGAGTTATTACATTAGAAGCTCCCCGAGCTGGTATGATTTATACTGGTTGGTCAAATGACCAAATTAAGAACTTAAATCCTACTACATTAGAAAGATATTAATTGAATTACACACAATTAGCAAATATGATTGACCATTCATTGCTACAACCTACTTTAACTGAGTATGAAATTGCAGAAGGCATTAATTTGGCCTTAAGATATGGTGTAAAATTAGCAATGGTAAGACCAACACATGTACAATTTGCAAAAAATCTCAGTCAATCGAGTAGTTTACAAATTGGAACAGTCATTGGATTTCCTTTTGGCTATAATACTCATGAAGTAAAGATGTTAGAAGCTAAAATTGCGGTAATGCATGGAGCAGATGAGTTTGATATGGTCTTAAATATCGCTGCATTGAAGTCAAAACAGTATGATGTGGTGGTAAAAGACATTGAAACTGTAAAGCAAGCAGTAGAAATGAGACCTTTAAAGGTAATTTTAGAGACTGCATACCTTACAGATGAAGAAATTGAGCAAGGATGCTGGTTATCTGAGCAAGCTGGAGCTAATTTTGTGAAAACTTCAACAGGATATGCTCCTGAAGGTGCTAAAGTTGAGCATATTAAGCTCATGAAAGAGTCGGTATCTGAAAAAGTAGAGGTAAAAGCTGCGGGGAAGATCAGAAGTTTAGATTATTTACTAGAATTATATGATGCAGGAGCTACAAGATTTGGATTAACAGCAACGGAGGCTATCTTAAATGACTTTATCTCAAGAAACAAATAATTGTAACAGATGTGGTTATTTTAAAGCTAGATTTTTAAGTATTAAAGATGGAAAAACTTTGCGATTTTGTTTATCATGCGTTCAAAAGATGAGATCTTCTGAAAACGAGGCAGATCACGATAGTGTATCTGCTTAGCGTGTTTTAAAAAATATCTTTTAGGCATTTTCTTCATCTTCTTCAAATACAAAAGATGGGGCGGGAGCTAGAATCTGTCCAGATTCGTGCAATTTAGTCAAAGCAGTAGCATCAGCACCTAGCTTATCAGCAATAATGGACAACATATCATAATTCCTCTGGCTTTGAATAAATATAGCCCCTAATAGCTCTCTCATATTAACTAATATATCAAAGGCTTCCTGGTTTATAATCTCTTCCCCCAAATTACCCACCTAATATCTCCTTGGTTATATAATCCCATTTGTTGGCTTCCATTCCCGCCGAATTATTGATCACTAGATCATTATCTTCGTTATTCATAGTATATAGCCAAGGCTTGGGATTATCCAAATCTATCTTCCCCACCAAAATTAAATCTTTTCCATCTTTTATCTCTAAAGTAATGGCAAAATTATCTTCATACTTGTCATGAGGCTCGATATAAGCTCTTTCAATGCGAATCTTTGCCATGTCCAGGATTAGCCAGCAAAGGATAATCTTCTTCCATCATATTATTAAATTCTTCTGATCCGAGCCAAAAAATATTTTCGAGCACATTCCAAGAAAAATTGAGTGCATTGCCCATATAATACTCAAATGCCCAAGATAGTACTTCTGAATCCAGTTTCCGTCCCGCCTCAATCAATTTTGTGTATTGAACTCCACGTACTGACCGAGTAGTAAATATAGAATTACTTCTTGACGGTTTAAATGATTCAGGCATATCGGGATTTGTTAACCAGTCGCATCTAAATATTGCACAAGGGCTATCAGGACGCTTTTCATATACTGTGCATCCTTCTCCAACTTTTACAAATGCACAAGGTTTACGACCAACCTCATCTATACCCATCCAGACTGTAGGGGTTCCATCTTTTAGGTTGATATCAGCCCTCAAATGCCCTTCACAGCATTTTGTACAGTCCCCGCAGGACCTACCTTCAACTATAGGTAGAAAATCCATGAGATCCTACTTTCGGCTCAATCGTTCGGCCAAATCTTTAGGTGTTACTAAAGCATGTTGTTTAACTGAAAGCTTAATTCCTACGTGCGAATAGGTCCAGGCTACTAGTTGTGAGCAGATAACGCTATTCTCAGCTTCAGCTCTCTTTACAGCAGGAAATAAGCTAATTCCAAGGCACTTAAAGCCAAGAGCAATAATTGACCAAACGCCATATTTAAAATGTTCAAAATGTTTTGCAAATTCTACAATATTATGTCTTTGATCTTCTGTTAAAGATGGTTCATCGCTCCACATAAGTGGCTTGCCATCATACTTTGAAAGATTTTGAATTGAAACTCCCGTCGGACGGGCCTCAATAATTTTGCCATCGCCAATATAGATTCCAGCATGATTCCATTTAGACCATGTACCTAATTGAATTAACTTTGCTGCCCAACCTGTAGTATGTACTACAAAGTAATCTCCAACAACTGGTTCATGTGACATTGACTATCTCCTTTAAAATGTTTTCGTAAAGTTGTAGGCCTGCTTTTTGTTCATACCCACATGCTGTACAGTATAACACGATATCTTCACTTACCATTTTGTGAACTAGCCAATAAAGGTACCCATCGTTGTGAGCATACTCACTTTGATGATTAGGGCAGTACAAAGGTTTAACTTTGCCTGCCCTAGCCAAATTGTAATACTGAGAAAAGACTTGTATCTTCATCAGAATGCGATATTTGCCTGTTGAAAAATACTTGAGACGTATTGGAAGACAGTAGGATTGCCTGGTACTGGTTTGAACCAAGTCTTTACATTGCCCGCCCTTGATGGGCAAAGATGGGCTGCGACGGCAGCGGGCCAAGAACCGTAAGTTTTATATGACGATTTTAGTTCGGCAATCATACGTTGATCCTGTACCCATTCTGGTGCATCGCATGCACTCTTATATCCCATAAAGTTGTTCCACGTATCTTGCATGTACTGATAGGCACCACATGCACTACTGGAATAAGACTTGCGATAATATGCGTTAACCCCGCCAGTTTCCACTGACTTGATTGCATTTGCTAGTCTTGAAATTATTACTCGCTGATCTACTCTTTGATTTAAATTTAGCTTGATGCTATAAGCGGGCATTAAAAAAGTTTTTCCAGAAGACAGATCATTAATTAAATAATCTGTGTTACTGTTTTTTTCTTTATTATTATTTAATATATCTATATTAATAATATTTTTAATATTAACTAAATTAGTATATTTATTAATATATAATATATTTTTATTATACACTATTGCTTCTTGCATTTGTGCTGCATGTGCGGGATTGATGCCAAAAATCATTGTGATAATACTCACACCAATCATTACCCATGCTGTTCTTATCCTTGTTTTGTTCTCATTGTTCATTTTGAACCTCCTTGAGGAAAGAGTAGTAAAATCTATCGTATCATGATATACTGGGAAAAACAAGTCAGGAAATCAATGAAAGTATCTTTTACTGGTGCTCCAGAGTATATGGATCGCAATGTAGGCTATGGTGAAGCATCATTTCACGTATATAATGAATTTACTAAAAATGGAATTGAATGTTTAATTAATTCTGCAAAACCAAATATTGGTATAGCATTTTCTCAACCACAAGATTATAAATTTGGATTAAATCAATTTAAAATCGGATACACCCCATGGGAATCAACAGATCTTTATGTTGGCTGGGATCATATTTTTAATAAAGTGTGTAATGAAATTTGGGCAACATCTGAATGGGTAGCTCAAATATATAGATCTAAAACTACAACTCCTGTATTTGTATATGAGCATGGTATTGAAGATGAATGGATTCCTAAGAAAAGAGTTTTAGATCCTTCCCGCCCTTTTAGATTTTTACATATTGGTGAGCCAGCAGTTCGAAAAGATGCTCAATCAGTAGTCAACGCTTTTATTGAACTATATGGCGATGATCCAAATTACGAGCTTGTTTTAAAATGCAGCAATTTAAATACAACAAAAATTTTTGACCCAGTTACAAAAGCAGTAATTGGTTCACCAAATGCATTTTATAAAAATATTAAAATTATTGAATCATTTTTATCGGTAGAACAAATGAAAGGTCTATACGATTTATGTGATGTATTTGTTTATCCATCTTGGGGAGAAGGTTTTGGTTTTAACCCTTTACAATCAATGGCTTCAGGAATGCCAACTATCTGCACCGAAGGCTGGGCAACATATAAAAGATTTATCATTATGCCATTAGATTCAGATTGGCACCCATCTCCTTGGCAACAAACTCACCCTGGCTCTATGTTAAAACCAAAATATGATGATTTAAAATTTTACATGAAAGATGTTGTAAAAAATTATGAAAAATATGCAGAACAAACTTATAAAAATGCATTTTTAATTCATAAAGATTACAACTGGGAAAAAGTTTCTAAGCCAGCTATTAAAAGGCTTCAAGAAATTGAAAAGCAATATTTCAATTAAAAAAATGTGCTACAATTAAGTTCTAAATTCAATCTAACTAGGAGAACCAATGTCTAATACTATCGAAAATCCATATGAAAATTTTATTGCTTTATCTCGATATGCAAGATGGTTAGAACACGAAAATCGTCGTGAGACATGGGGTGAAACAGTAGATCGTTACTTTAACTTTATGGTCTCAAAGTTAAAAGAAAATAATAATTATTCTCCTGACCCAAAGATTGTTGCAGAGTTACGTGATGCAGTATTTAATCGTAATGTAATGCCATCTATGCGTTCTATTATGACTGCTGGTCCAGCACTAGAAAGAGAAAATGTTGCTGGATATAATTGTTCATTTATTCCAGTTGATAATCCTAGATCATTTGATGAAGCAATGTATATTCTTATGTGTGGCACTGGTGTTGGTTTTTCTGTTGAATATAAATATGTTAATAAACTCCCCGTTCTTCCAGAAACATTAGACAAATCAAACACAACAATTATTGTTAGTGATTCAAAAGAAGGTTGGGCTAAAGCTTATCGTGAACTCCTTGGACTTTTATGGGCAGGACATATTCCTCAAGTTGATATAAGTAAAGTTCGTCCTTCAGGTGCTCGCTTAAAGACAATGGGAGGAAGATCTTCAGGACCACAACCATTAGTTAATCTTTTTGATTTTACAATTAAAGTTTTTAAAGGAGCACTTGGTCGTCAACTTAAGCCAATTGAAGCTCATGACATAATGTGTAAAATTGGAGAAGTTGTAGTTGTTGGAGGAGTTCGTCGTTCAGCATTAATTTCTCTTTCTAATATTAATGATATTGAAATGGCAGCAGCAAAAGCTGGTAACTGGTGGGAATCAAATGCCCAACGTGCTTTATCAAATAACTCTGTTGCTTATTCTCGCAAACCAGAGATGGCACAATTTATTTCAGAATGGAAGTCTTTATATGATTCAAAGTCGGGCGAAAGAGGTATCTACAATGTGGCAGCAGCCCAAGCTCAAGCAGCAAAGTACGGAAGACGTAGTGCAGATATTCACTATGGAACTAACCCTTGCTCAGAAATTATTTTACGTCCTTACCAGTTTTGTAATCTTTCAGAAGTCGTACTTCGTGAAAAAGATACAGTTGAAGATGTTGCTAATAAAGTCCGTCTTGCAACAATTCTTGGGACATGGCAATCAACTCTTACAGACTTTAAGTACATTCGTAAAATTTGGAAAGACAATACAGAAGAAGAGCGTTTATTAGGAGTTTCTCTTACTGGACAGTTTGGACATAAGTTCTTTTCTGGACAAGAAGGATTAGATAAACTCGGAGATGTTTTAAGCAGACTTCGTGAATATGCAGTTACAACAAATATTGAAGAGGCAGAGAAAATTGGGATTCCCGCCTCAGCAGCAATTACTTGCGTTAAGCCTTCGGGCACAGTATCTCAATTGGTCGGGGTGTCTTCAGGAATGCATGCATGGCATTCAGAGTATTATATTCGCACAGTTCGTGGTGACAAGAAAGATCCTATCACCCAGTTCTTACAAGATTCAGGTATTCCTGCAGAAGATGATGTAATGAAACCAGACGCTACTACTGTATTTTCATTTCCAGTAAAAGCACCAAAAAATGCTATTACAAGAGATAAAGTTTCAGCATTAGAACAACTTGAAATTTGGCTTGTTTACCAACGCCATTGGTGCGAACATAAGCCATCTGTAACAATTTCTGTAAAAGAAGATGAGTGGATGGAAGTAGGTGCTTGGGTGTACAAGCATTTTGATGAATGCTCAGGAATTTCATTTTTGCCATATTCAGAACATACTTATGTACAAGCTCCTTATCAAGAAGTTAATAAGGCTGCATATGAAGAAATGGTTGCAAAGATGCCAAAATCAATTAATTGGGCTGCTTTGTCAATGTATGAACTTGAAGATAGTACTACAGGGACACAAGCATTAGCTTGCGTATCTGGAGAATGTGAAATTGTTGATATTGGTCAAAACTGATATAATTTAATTTAAGAACCCCTGTTTCTACGGCGAATACGTGGCAGGGGTTTTTCTATGAATTAACAAATTAAAATGCTATAATCAATACTGAAATACTTTAATATAGAGGTGTGTCCGTGAATCAAAAAGAAGTCAACTATAATGTTATTCAGGGTGATTCATTCACTTTGAGTATTACCTATACAGACTCAAATAATATTCCTATTGATTTAACTGGATATACCGCAACTATTGAAGTAAGAGATAAGCCAGGCGGTAAAATTGTTTGTGCAACGGGAATAATTGGAAGTGGAATTACAATTCCAAATCTTCAATCAGGTATCATTCAAATTAATCTACCACCTTCAATGACAAAAAACTTTGTTCTTCCAAGAAGTGCTTATCAAATACAACTTACCAGCAGTGGTGGAATTGCTCAAACAATTCTTCAAGGTTGGCTTTTAGTTGAACCAGGGGTGATTATGTAATGGCAGAAAATGTAACAGTTATCAAACAAGATAACATTGCTAACATTTCTTCTACAGGAGTCCAAGGTCCTCGTGGAAGCATTATTTATAGTAATGTTGGTACACCAAGCTCAACTTTAGGAGTTGTTGGTGATTACTATATTGATTCTGCTTCAAAACAATTTTATGGGCCAAAAACCCAAAATGGCTGGGGAACACCAAATTTTCCAATTGGTGGACAACAGATCTACATTGGAACAACTACACCATCAAACACAATAGGATATCCTAGTGATATTTTTATTGATTCGTCAAACAATACTGTTTATACAAAACTAGGTGACTCATGGAATGCAGGACAAGTTCTTGTAAATCCATCAAATTTTTCTTATATTTACGAGCAGCAAACAAACAGCACGACCTGGCATATAAACCATAACCTGCATTATCGCCCAAATGTGCAAGTCACGGATTATGGTCAGAATAATTTAGAATGTGATATCACGCAAATTGATGCAAATAATATTGAATTAGATTTCAATACACCTGTATCAGGCTATGCGTATTTATCATAATCAAAAGGGAGAGTAACAAAACATGGCAAAAACGTTTTTAACAAATATTAATCTTAAAGGAAATCAGCTATTAAATGCTGTAATCCATTCAGCATCATCTGCACCATCAATTTATAATGCAGGTCAACTATACTTTAGCACCACCGCAAACAACAATCGTGGTGCCCTTTACCAATCATATTGGTCAAACTACCCAACAACCCCAGCAACTTATGCTTGGGAGCAAATTAGCTCTACCTACAATACAGTAAGCTCTGTAAACAACTTTACTGGAGCCGTAACAGTAGCAGGAACAAGCAATCAAGTAGTTGTATCTAATGCCACAAATACAGTTACTATTTCTCTTGCCTCTGCTCTTACATTACCAGGATCATTGGCTGTACCAAACGGTTCAGCAACAACATTGGGCGGAACTCTTACTGTAACAGGCGGTAAGTCAACATTTACTGCTTCAACTACAGGTGGAGCATCAATTAATATTCCAGTTGCAACATCTGCACCAACTGCACCAGTAGCTGGTGATATTTGGTTAGATTCAACAGCAGGATTTAAGGCTTATTACAACTCAGGAACACATACAATTGCTGATCTTGATTCAACACAAACATTTACAAATAAATCTTTGTCAGGATCAACAAATACATTTACAAATATTCCTAACTCAGCACTTGTACACCCTTCAATTACAGTAACCCCAGGAACTGGAATTTCTGTAAATGGTGGTACATCAACTGTAACAACAAATCTTGGCGATACATTAACTATTGCTAATACAGGTGTTACAAGCGTTGCTTTGTCACTCCCATCAATCTTTACAGTAAGTAATTCACCAGTAACAACAACTGGAACACTTACAGCAACACTTAATACTCAAGCAAAGAATACAGTTTTTGCTGGCCCAGCAACTGGTTCAGATGCAACACCAACATTTAGGTCTCTTGTAGATGCTGATATTCCTGCATCTGTTGCAAGACTTGCATCTCCAACATTTACTGGAACAGTAACAATTCCAACACTTAGCTTAACAAATGCTCTTAGTGTTACAAATGGCGGTACTGGAGCAACAACAGCAGCTGGTGCACGTACTAACTTGGGTGCAGCAGAATCTGGAGCTAACTCAAGTATTACAAGCCTTTCAGGTTTAACAACAGCTCTTTCAGTTGGACAAGGTGGCACAGGTACCTCAACAACTCCTACATCAGGAAAGATTTTAATCGGTAAAGCAGATGGAACTTATGCAGTTGCTACACTTTCACAAGGTGCAACAAATGGCGTAACAATTACAAATGGCAGCGGTTCAATTACTCTTGATACAGCTCAAGATATTAGATCAACAGCTACACCAACATTTGCTCAAGTATATGTTTCTGCAGATCCAAGTCAAGCTCTACAAGTTGCTACAAAGCAATATGTTGATAACTTAGGAACAGGATTTAACTCACACGATGCAGTAGAGGCAGCAACCACAGCACCATTAGGATCAACTTATGGAACAGTAGTTTATACTGCTGGAACAGCTGATAATGGCGGAGGTTACGGTGTAGGTGCAACACTTACATCTGGAATTAACGGTGTATTTACAATTGATAATTACACACCAGATCAATATGATCGTGTTCTTATTAAGAATGAAACAAATGCAACATGGAACGGTATTTATGTTGTAACAAATACTGGTAGTTCTTCAAGCAAGTGGGTACTTACTCGTGCAGTAGATTCAGATAACCATATTGCTGGACAAGTAGCACCTGGAGACTTAGTATTCGTTGCTGTAAACACAAGCGAGTATGTAACAGTACCAACACAAAATAACACTGGTTGGGTAATGAACACCCAAGGAACAGGAAACAAACAATCTATTGTTATTGGAACTGATCCAATTAACTGGACACAGTTCTCTGGTTCTGGAACAATTACAGCTGGAAATGGTATTTTGGTTGTTGGTTCACAAGTTTCAGTATCATTAGGTTCTTCTTCTGACACAACAAGCACGGGACCTACAAGTAATTCAGGTCTTTCCCTTTACAACGGAACACTTCAATTAAATCTTAATCCCGCAGGTGGTTTGTCAACAACAAATAGCGGATTAAAGGTAAATGTTGGAACTGGTCTTGCAATTTCAAGCAATAACATTATTCTTTCATCTGATACGGTTTCACAAACTGCAACAGGTGTTAGCGGTGGAGCAAGAACATATGGAATCCAAAAACTATCTGCTACAATTACGGGTAATAACTCAGCATCTAGCTTTGATATTGTTCATAACTTATCAACAAGAGATGTTACAGTTGCTGTTTATCAAGCTTCAGCATCACCAGATACTCAATGGGCTGAAGTTGAAGTAGATATTACTCACAAAGATACAAATACGGTAACAATTGGATTTGCATCTGCTCCATCAACAGGAATTCTTTACAACGTAGTAATTACTGGATAATTTAGGAGTCCCACTTGGCTAAATCATATTTAACAGCTTTGCAAGTAGCTCGTTTAACTACCGATCCATCTGTGGGACTTCCTGGTCAAGTTTATTTTAATACAACTACAAATAAATTTCGTGGGTATACAACATATTGGCAAGATTTAGGTTCAGGTTCAGGCGGTGGCGGTGGAACTGGACAAATATTTGTTAATTATCAAGGTAATTCAATTGTTAATAATCAATATTTTGTTATAGGGTCAAAAACAAATGCTCCAGCTCAACCTCTTGTTGGAGATATGTGGATTGTTACAGATGATCAATCTACAATCCCACCAAACCTTTTGTATCAAGGAGCAGGATCTGCTCCAGACCCAACACAATATCAATTGTGGGCAGACCCATCAGATTATGGTGGAGCATTATTTTATACTTCATCGGTTGCACCAACAAATCCATATGTTGGAGAGTTTTGGGCAAGTAATGATATTACAAGCAATAATGCTGTTACTATTGCTACAACTGCTCCAGATCCTACTATTTATGAGTTTTGGGCAGATCCAACAGATACAACTAATGTAGCTCAATATGCTCAGATTTATACAACATTTTCTAATTTTCCAGACCCTTCAACAGTCCCTGGCAGAATTGTTCAAGAAGCACAGTTTGGAAAAGTTTATTATGCATATAATGGAAACTGGGTGGGACTTTCAACAATTTCTGACGCTAACTACTTGTTAGATTCAGTTAATCAAACAGCAAATTTTGCATATAACCTAAGTTTAAAAAACTTAGATAATTCAGCATTAGAATGGATGTCAGCAGGTTTAGTATAATATTAGGTTTTTAAGCTTAAGGTGATATAATTCTAAAAGGAGTGTGATGTAATAAATGTCTTTAAAATATTGGAACGGTAGTGCTTGGGTAGTCGTTGCTGGCTCACAACCAGGTGCACAAGGCCCAACAGGTCCAACAGGACCAGCGGGTTCCTCTGCAACAATTGCAATTGGAACAACAACAACTCTTGCATCAGGACAAAATGCATCAGTCACAAACTCTGGAACTGCTTCAGCTGCAGTTCTTAATTTTTCAATTCCAGCGGGTGCAGCTGGTTCACAAGGACCACAGGGTGTTGCGGGACAACGTGGCTCATATGCTTATACAGGAATCGCTGACCCAGTAGTTGGAACAAATCCAGCATCGCCAGCAGCATTAGATACATATTTAAATACAACAACAGGAAATTATTTTCAATATAGTGCAACACCTACACCTACATGGACATTGCAGGGAAATCTTAAAGGACCAACAGGTTCACAAGGTGCAACTGGTGCGACTGGCCCAACGGGACCTTCAGGAAGTGCATTAGCAAACTCAACATATGCAGCAATGCAGTTGTATGCAAATGATGCACAATTAAATTTAGGAATTTGGTATCCAAAATACACAAGTACCTTAACACAATCACAATTAACAAGTAAGTTTGCAGCAAGCAGCTACTTATTTTAAAGGAGATATAAAATGGCAAGAAGAATGATTGAAAAGGTATACTACACCTTTAATCCAGCAACAAATACGATTGTAATTCCTCGTATTGTTAGACAAGATAGATTAATGTTGATTACTAACACTACACGTGGCACAGTAATCTATAATTTTGCAGATAATACATTAAATGCAAACTCTTTTACTATTACTGGTGGTTCAACAAACACTCCAACAACAACCATTAATCTTAAATACAATTGTTCTGCTATGTCGTCAACTGATTCACTTGCCATTATTGTTGATGAAGAAGCAGAAGTAATGACATTTACAGAAACACTTCTTGATCCAGTTAATAAGTTGCGTGTAGCAGCACCTCAGTCTCTTATTGATACTGACTTTGAATATGGTATTCAAGGTTCTAAATGGGAAGCATTAGTTCTTGCTGCTAATTACCCATCATTTTTTGCTAAATCAACAGGTGGTAACTCTTTTGATTTAGTTTCTATTACTGGAGATGGCTCAGCACCATATTCATTAATTACTTGCGTTGTTTCTTTCCCACAATCAAACTTAAACGTAGGAGATATTATCTCTATACAAGAAGCTACAAATACTCTTGCTGAAGGAACTTACCCAGTAGCATCTGTTTCTGCAGATGGATATACCTTTACGTACAAAGCCTCTGGAGTTGTTTCAGGTTCAATTAAAGATGGAACTTTAACAAACGTTTCGGGTGGTGGAATTTATGATTCTGCTCACATCCCAGGAGGCACTACAACCGCTGGCCTTAATGCATGGACAGCATTTTCAGACGGTGCAGCAAATTCTACAATTACTGTAATTACTCCAACAGCACATGGATTGCTTCCAGGACAACCAATTCTTATTGGTAATCAAAATGCAGCATGTACTATTCAAGGTCAATATAGAATTATTAACGTTCCAAATCCAACAACGTTTAAATTTTATGCAAATCAAACAATTACAAATCCTGTTACTACAACAAATACTGGTTTATATGCTAAGCCAAACGGATTCGTTCAACACCGTCCATTTGATGGTGGTGTAATTCTTTCAACACAAGATAACGTATGTGGAACCCGTGTTATTCGTCAAACTCGACGTAATTTCCGTTATCAAGCAGGTAAAGCAATTCAATTTTCAACTGGTGCTAAATTTACACCAACATATGATATTGACTCAATTCAAGCAGCCAACTACCTAGCTGGTAACGTAACAGTTACAACAACTACAATTCAAGCACACGGATTACAACCAGGTGCCACAATTTTGGTTGAAGGTTTAACTACCGCAGGTTCTTACAACCCATGGAATGGTTCATTTACTGTAGCAACAGTAACAGGGCCAAATTCTTTTACTTATGTAATGAATTTAACACAAAATATGCTTGCAACAGATGCTCAGCCAGGCGGTATTGATACAAAGATTACCGCTCTTTCTTGGACAGGTGCAGCAACTCGTTGCGGACTATATAATGATCAAAATGGATTCTTTTTTGAATACGATGGACAATACTTATATGTAGTTCGTCGTTTTTCAAAGAAAGAACTTTACGGACAAGTTGCTGTTACACAGTATTCTAACGTTGTAACAGGAACAGGAACAAGATTCCGTAAGCAGCTTGTGGTTGGAAACCAAATTGTTATTAAAGGTGCCAACTATACTGTTATTGAAATTAATAACGATACAACAATGAAAATTTCTCCATCATATAAAGGTTCAACAAATGCTAACTGTCGTTATATTTTAACTCAAGAAATTCGTGTCCCACAAACTCAGTGGAACGTAGATAGAATGGATGGAACAGGTCCATCACAATATACACTTGACCCATCAAAGATGCAGATGGTTTATATTGACTATACATGGTATGGTGCAGGATTTATTCGTTTTGGTTTCCGTACTACAGAAGGAAATATTCTTTATTGCCACAAAATGGCTAACAATAACATTAATACAGAAGCTTATATGCGTTCAGGTAACTTACCTGCACGTTATGAGGCTATTAACTCACCATTCTTTAATGCCCGTTTAGTTTCAGGCGGATCTGCAGTTGTAGGCTCTACACTTAACCCTACAGAAATTGTTATGTATGTAGATAACATTCAATATTGGCCAACATCAGGATATTTGATTATTAAAGATGATCAAAATACTGAAATTTGTTCTTATACAATTACAAATACATCTTATGTATCATCAGCAGGTGGGTACGCAGTTAATATTAACCGCAGACAACCTATGACAACTTACATTTCTGGTGTTGCAACAACATTGTCTGCTACATCAGCTAACGTTGCATTTATTCCAGATTCATCTATTCAAAATGGAACAGGTAACGCTCAAGTATCAGTACAAACAATTACAAATACTTGTGCACCAGTAATTAGCCACTGGGGTTCATCTGTTATTATGGATGGACGTTTTGATGACGATAAAAACTTTTTGTTTACAGCAGGTATGCAACGCTTTATGCAGGTTCCAGGTTCTGGTTCTGTAACAGGTTCTGTAGCATCTAAGTCTGCAACAGGAGGAACTGCAACTTTAACATTATCAGGAACAAACAACATCCAAGCTGGATACAATATAACAGTTTCTGGTGTTAATACAGTTGCTCAAATTGTAAATAAATCTTTAACATCAACAGTTGCAACACTTACTACCTCTGGTGCTCACAACCTTGTTGCGGGACAAACAGTAACAGTTTCAGGTGTTGATACAACATTTAATGGAACATATACAATTACATCTGCTCCATCATCTACAACATTTACTTATAATAAAGCAGCAGTTAACGTGGTATCTACTTCAGTTAGCTCAACATCTGCAATTGTAACTGAAAATACAACTTATAACGGAACATTTAACGTTATTTCTTCTTCAGGTCAAAATATTACTTATACAATTTCAAATACATCTACATTACCTTCTTCTATTGTTACACCTGCAGGTGTTGTAACACAAAGTTTTGGTAACGTACAAAGAGCATACCCACTTATTTCAATTCGTATTGCTCCTTCAGTAGATAATGGTATTGGAAGAAACTATGGTATTCGTGAACTTATTAATACCATGCAATTAAAGCTATCATCTGTTGGTGTGCTTGCTCAAGGACAATTCTTAATTCAGGGACTTCATAACCCAGCATCATTTCCAACAGGCGTAACAATTCCTAACGATTGGGAATTACTTCGTGTAGGTGCAGGTTCACTTGCACAAGTTATTTACCATGATAATACGGGTGTAACTGGCGTTCCAGTTACCAGCCCAATAACTACAGTTTCTGGCGGAGATCAGGCGTTTGCTTTCTACTCAGATAACGGCGGTGGTACAGCTTATAACTCTACCGTATTTGATCTTTCACAAGTTAGAGATTTAGGAACATCAATTCTTTCAGGTAATGGAAACCAAGCGTGGCCAGCATTTCCTAATGGACCAGATATTCTTACAATTACAGCAACAAACATTGGTTTGACATCGGCTAATATTTTGGCTCGTTTGTCTTGGACTGAAGCACAAGCATAATAAGGAGATAAAGTGACAGACTATACATCGCTGGGTAGTGAAACTAGAACTATTCAAAACAGAATTGATGCTTTACAAGGTAGCACTATTGCTGCTATAGATATTCTTTATCTTTCTGAAGCTTTGCAAATTTTAGGAACATCTTTGGGTGTTAATGACGTTGTTGGTGCAACAAATGCGGGAATTGCTCAAGTAGCAGCTGCAGGAGCTTCAACAATTAACGTTGTAAATGGAACATCAAATGGTTCTGCTGTATCATCACTATCAAGCCAATACAATGCTTTAAATATTCTTTATACAAACCACAATGGTCGCATTGCTTCTCTTGAATCAGTTTCTTCTAATATTGCAGCAACAGCAAACTCAGCATCTGCTGCAGTTTCAGCTTTAGCTTCCTATAATCCATGGCAAATTATTACTGCAAATAAACTTGCTGTAAATGGAGATAGATATTTTGTGGTTCCAGCTTCAGGACTTACAATTACTCTACCTTCTGCCCCATCAATTGGAGCAGAAGTTATTATTGTAGATGCTGCAGGAACATCAGCATCAACTCCATTTACTGTTACTGCAGGTGCAGGTGGTATTATTCAAGGTTCAATAACAACATTTAACTTTAACGTAAATGGAGCGGGTAAAAGATTTATTTACTCTAACTCCACATATGGATGGAGAGTATTCTAATGACAAATTTATCAGATGTAATTAATGCCAGTTTTACAGGTGCAACTGTTACAGGTTTAACAGCAAACACATTTACACTTGCTGGTTATAATACAAAGAGACAAGATCTTGGAACTTTAACAACTAATACAAACCTAGATCTTTCTCAATATAATGATTTTACTTTTACAGCAGGAGCTTCAATTACATTAACCCCAATTAACGTTCCATCTTCAGGTACAGTATCATTTTCAATATCCATTACAAATGGAGGACAGTATACATTAACATTTGCGGGTTCAAAATATCCATCAGCAACCCCACCAACACTAACAAGCACAGGAGTTGACACATTAACATTTGTAAGTTATGATAATGGTACAACTTGGAGAGGCAATATAGTAATGAAGGATACACGATGAACTTTGCAAAAATTAACTCAGATGGTTCTTTGGGTCAAGTTATTTCTGAATATGAATTCAGATCTCTTTATCCATCAACGCTATTTCCAGCAGATATTAATGAAGAACATGTAATTGGTTTTGATGATTGGAAACCAGTTGTATCTAACCCAACATTACCTGGATATGATCCAAAAAATCAAAAATTAGAGTATGTAACAGTTGTTGAAAATAATGTTCCAACATCACATGTTGTTGCAGTTGACATGACTGATGATGAAAAATTAGAATCAGTTAATACTCAAATTAATGCTATTAGATATAATAGAAATAATATGATTAAGGAAACAGACTATCTTGTACTTTCAGATTATTTTTCTAAATTTTCTGCAGAAGATCAACAAAAAATTATTGAATATCGCCAAGCTTTAAGAGATTTGCCAGATAATATTGCTGATCCATTTGACGTAAAATATCCTTCTCTTAACGTTCAAGGGGTTAAATTAAGCTACATTGTGAGTTCATAATGCCATTTCCACAAAGTACTATTCACAATAATCCAAGAGTAAGTTTTTTATTAAGAACTGTTATCACAACAGGGTATGTTCACTCTGGATACCAAAATAGCTCACCTTGGAAAAATGTAAATAGATATTTACACTCAAATGATACTCCAGTTTCTTTAGGAGATGTGCTTACAGCAGCTACGGGTTATCCAGGAGGATTTGCCAATGACAACGTAGCTTGGATTACAAAAGCTAATAATGGTGTAGGTGGTTCAGATCCAGCAGTAATGCAGTTTAATATGAGAACAGAAGTTGGCTCAACTGCTGCTTCAGCTCCAGTTTCACTGGGTAATTCAGGTGTATTTATGCAAAAAGAACAACAATTTGCTTACGGTAATGCAAATGTTTCAACAACTATCGTAAAATTTAATATGATAAATGCAACTTGGCAAACATCTTTGTCAAATGCTTATTCAAACACTACTGGTGGTTCGGGTGGTTCATCTTTTTATCATGAATATGTTGGTTATACATGGGCAGACAATAATATTGGTATGAAATTTGTTTTTGCAACAGAAACACAATCACAATCAAGCGTTTGTGGATATTGGGGTCAACAAAAAGGTATTTCCTCTAAATTAAATTACCTTTATGCAGGTAATGAAGGAGGTTATAATGGAGGCTATTATTTACGTCGTTGGTCAGTTGCAACAGAAACAAACGTAGGTAACGTTTCAAAACCAATTGGTAACTGCGGAGAAGAAAACTTTGATATGGGTCAAGACCATCAATACTGCATGGGTAATTACGATGGATCACAAAACAGAAGAGCTTGGCGTTATAGCTATATAACAGATTCAGGGTACGAGGGCGGATCTTCAATGCAACCTCAAGGACCCGCAGGCAGAAGTTCTGCATACAACTCACAACGATCATAAAAGAAAGATAAATTAATGAGATATATTAACGATATTACAAGTCGTGTTGACGGCTATTCAAAAGAACAAAGAGATATGCTTTTATATGCAGTAAATAGAAATTGGGGCGTTCCAACATTTAAGATTGATAACTTTGTTGGAGGAGCACAATATAGCAATTTTGGAAAGCTAAGACAATTTCTTCTTGAATTAAAATCAAGAGAAGATAATATTGTTGAATATGAATTTAAAATTGAAAAATTGCAAGCAGAAGTAGAATTAGAAAAAGAATTATTAGAAAAAACAGATTCTCCTGCTCAAAAGAAAATTCATAATATTACAATTCGTGAAAAAGAAAGATCTATTTACAATACAAAAAATTTAGTTACAATGGTTTACGAAGAACGTGATAAATATATGGCTTTAATTACTAAGTTTAATGAATCTGAAGAAGGCAAAATGCCAGATGGCAGACGTTATATAGACATTATTGGTGATTATGATGAAGAAGAGCGTTTAGAGGCAGAACTTTGGGCAACCCGCCTTGGCGGTCAAGCTGCTTATGATTTAATGTTCTATGGAAGAATTAATGGTGGTAATCTTGAAGCTATCTATCAACTTCCAGAAGAAGTAAGAATGAAAGCATTAGAAAATGCTGTTGAAAAAACAATTATTACTCAAAAAACACTTGAATTAGTACAAAAAGATGTTATGAATAAGTTAGAACTTGAAAGTTCAGATAAAGCTGGTTGGGCAGAATTGGATTTATAAAATGATTTATTTTATTTATGAGCATTCTTTAGTAAATGAAAGAAAAGGTTTTATTGAAGAAATTGGTCAATATGCAGGTTTTCTTATTGGAAGAACAGAAGAATTTATTGTTTACAGAGATACTCTGCCAGAGTGCATGGTGATTCCAGAAAAAGTAGCTTTAGCTTATAAGTTTGCTGGACGTAGAAAAGGTTATTTTAATGTAAGGCCAGACACCAATCAATATGATCAAACAGATAAAGATAAATTAGAGCAAGTTGGCGAAAAATTAAGATATACGCTTACAGAAGAAGATAAATATAATGCTCATTTATTTGAAAAAGCTATCATGCATTGTATGTTAAATAAATATTATAATAACAAACTTTACATGTTTTTAGGTACTCCAGATATTTTTAAAGCAGAAATGGGATACCTTTCCTTAGAAGATCTTTATGCAAGAAAAAAAGGTATGCAAGAAAGAATTGACGAGTGCAAAGATATGGAAGAGACATCTGATTTAATGCATTATAATTTTGGTATTCAAAAGTACCCTGAAAAAGAAGCAAAGATAGATTTATAAATGTTTAGTGTTCCTTTAAACCCCAAGCTTGCTCCAGATAAGCTTGAGGAATTTATCTTATTCCTTAAAGAGTACAATCATGTTATCTATGATTTTTATTTTACCTGCCGAATACCCCCATTTACACAAGATGCTATGGGGGATAATTTTATTGGTGGAGAAGAAGATCATAAATATTTAATTGATCTAGCTTTAAATATTCAAGAATTTACTGGTGTAACCGCATCAGCAGTTTTTAACAATATAGAGGTAAGGCCCTCACAAGATAACTTAGACCTATGGATTAAAAACTTTAAGCCTTTATATGATGCAGGTATTAGATCAGCTACAATTCCTCACACCCACTGGATGTCAACGGGACAAATTAAATCTAAATTCCCAAAGTTGTTTGTAAAAAATACAATTCTTAGAAATGTATCAGAACCTAGAGATATTGAAAAGTTATCTAAAGCAGGATTTGATTATATTAATCTTGACAGAGATCTTATGAGAGATCATGAAAAGCTTTTAAGATTTAAAAAAGCTAAAGAAAAATATGGCGTTAAACTATCTTTACTTGCAAATGAAGGCTGCTATGGCGGTTGTATTATGATGGATGAGCATTATCAATTTAATAATACCCGTTCAGAAGGACCACAATATTTTAATGATCCAATAAGTCGTGTATCATGCCCTAAATGGCAAAAAGAAGATGCTGCTACATCCCTTAAGGTAGCTAATTTTCCACCATGGCGTGAAGATTGGCAGGAATTTTTGGATAATTTAGGAATTGATGTAATTAAGATGCATGGGCGAGAGTCTCATGTAAGGCTTCGTGAGACTATGGATATTATTAAAAAGTATGTGGCAAACGAACCAATACTTTTTGATGGCTTTAACGATTTTATTGAAGAGACAAATCTTGTTGATAAACCCATTAATGTATGGCGTAATAAAATTAAAAACTGCAAGTTTGATTGCTGGGATTGTGGATTTTGTGACAAAATTATTAAAGCTAAATATCCAGAAAAACAAAATGATAAAGTTACTCTTGTAATTAATCAATTAGTTGATTCTGTAAATGTGGACCTTGATATTGATGTTCCAGGGTTAACAAGTTCAAGAGTGCAATCTTTAATTAACTCTTTAGCAAAAGAATCAAGTAATTATTTAGAGGTAGGATCATATTTAGGTGCTACCGCAGCTTCAGCCCTTAAAGATAATAAATTAAATGCTTATTTTGTTGATAAATGGGAAATTGCACCACAACCTGAAAGATTAGATATATTAACTCCAAATATTAATAGTTTAGAAGAATTTAAAAAAAACATCAAGCCATATGCTGGAGAAAACAAAATTTTTGTATGTAATACAGATTTGTTTGATGTAAATTTATCTTTAATTAAAAATATTGATTTGTTTTTTTATGACGGACCACATGATCAAGAAACTACAGCAAAAGCTGTCTTATATTATTCACAATCTTTTGCTAAAAACGCTATAATGATATTTGATGATGCTAACGGAACTAATGTTGTGGCGGGAGCAAATGAAGGAATAGTAAAATCTAACCTTAAGGTTTTATATTCAAAGAAAGTCCTAAATTCTACTGAATCTGAAAAAGATTGGTGGAATGGCATATATGTATTGGTAGTTGAAAAATGACACTTAGTTATTTATTAACAGATTGGCAATATGTTGCAGCATTAGCGTTTGTTCTTGTACTTTCATATTATGCTACAAAATATGATGTCTTTCAACCAGTTTTTGGTTGGTTAGCAAATAGAATTAAATCAAAAAGAGCGGTCATGGTATTAACTTCTGCAACTACCGCTGTAATGCCAATTAACGGTAGGACAGTTATTTCTGGCGGGGTACTAAGAACTATTGCACCAGAAGATCCAAATAAACGTAAAAAATTTGCTATTGTTGATTATCTAAATGCACATCATTTTTATTTTTGGTCCCCATTAGAAGCATCAGTTATATTACCTATGGCTGCATTACATATTGGGTATTGGAGTTTTTTTGGACGTATTTGGCCAATTCTTACAGCAGCAATTATTTGTAGTTTAGTTTATGATTTTTGGGTAGTTAAAGAAGAAGATGTAGATATTGTTGTTCGAGGCCATAGAGAACGTCAAAATTTAGATGGAATCAAATATCTTAAAGAAGGAATTTTTACAGTACTTTTTGTACTAGCTCTGGATATTATTGGCAATATAATTTATTATAACTCAGGGTTTTTTGATCATTTGTTAGCTAATACAGATAAGCACGTTCTGTTGTTCCCAATACTTCTTTTAGTATTTTTTATGAGCTGGGCCTTTGGAAGCAGCGAAAAATTTACTGGAGTTGTGGCTCTTACAGCATCAATTTTTGGCATCACCTATTTGCCAGTCTTGTTTGCAATTGGCTGGTCTGGCTATATGTTGTCACCACTCCATAAATGCATGCTTTTAGGGCAAAGGTATTTTGGGGCGGTTTGGAAAGACTATTATAGGACATTGGCTGCAATTTGTGGAGTAGTAGTAATGGTTGGTTTTATCCACACCCTAACTACTGGTTTATAGAATTTAATGCTATAATTAATGAAGTTAGCGGTCTATATATTATTACTTTTTAAGATTTGCTGATACAATAATCAAAGAGGTGGACCAAACATGACAGACTATTCAACACTTGGCTCAGAAGTAGCTATTGTAAAATCAAAAATTGATGCTCTTCAAAGTACAACGCTTGTAGCACAAGACATTGTGTTTCTTGCAAAATCTTTAGAATCATTAGGAAATCTTTTAGGCGTTAATGATGTACTTGGTGCTACCAATACATCAATCCTGAATGTACAAAATGCGGGAACTGGTCAAATTACCGCAGTTACCTCTGCGGGAGCAACACAAATTTCTGCTGTTAATACAGCAGGTACTGCAGCTATTTCAAATGTAAATACCGCAGTTTCAAATTACACACTATACGCAAACATGGGGGTATTTTAAAAAATGGCAGTCGTAAGCTTACCAGCTAGATTTTATGCTGGAACACTCGGAACTTCACTCGGAACAGTTTATACTGTACCAGCAGGTGAAACAGATGTTATTACATCTGTAACAATTAATAATTCAACTAACGGAGCACTTCAGACAACAATGTCTATTGCTGGCGTTGGTTTTTATCAGAATCTTGATCTAGCACCTCGCCAGATTATGGTCCTTGATTTTAAGCAGGTAATGAATGCAGGAGATTCAATTCAGCTTTCAGCTACCGCAGCTTCATCAGTAACAGTGTTTGTTTCTGGTGTAAAAGTAACATCATCTTGATTTTAATTTAAAGGGGAACAAATAAATGGCTGTAGTTAATAGTACATTTCAAATCGTATTACCAGGTATTGATGCCAACGCACAAGCAAATTTAAATGCTGCAATTAATAGCAATGCTACAATTGCTCAGATTATCTCAAACTTTGCTTTAGCTGGTTCTCCTGCCACATTAAATACAAATATTGCTGCACTTGGTGCAAGCCTTTCAGCATTACCTTCATCAGAACCTTATCCATATTTTGGAACATATTCAAACTTTAACAACCAACCATATGCTTCTATTTGGGATTCAAATATGAGATATTCTGGTTCTGCAGAATATGATACAAACGCAGAAATGCATTCAACTTGGACAGGTAACAACTATACAAATGGTAATATTGGTTCAAATGGCTGGACAAGCTATTGGGCAGGTGCAACACCATTTAACCAAGCAGACGGCCATTGGATGTTTAATATTTCAAACGCTAACTATGGCTATTATCATAAAAACCCAGATGCTCAAGAATCTTATATGCCTTTCTATGGTGTTGTAGTTGGAACATCAGGTAAAAGACAAAAAATTTCTCTTTACCTAAATGGTACTACTTTAGCTGTTGCTACAAGAGGTGCTTTTGGATTTATGGAACAAGTTGGTATTAACAGCGGTTCTTATTCTACTTGGTATGGCGGAACAACCTATGGAATGATTGGTTATAATGAAAGAACCTCTACCCTTGTTGCTCTTGAAGCAAAAGATGGTAACAATAACTATCGTATGCACATTTGGGTAAACACTTCTATTTCATTAAATGATGCAAATTATCACGTTGGAACTTTAAATCTTTTCCTTTCACAAGCAAAGCTTGGTGGTTCTGGAAGATCTTACAACTATTATGATTTCCAATGGCAAGCAAACTCATCTCAAAACTATAACGAATCTCGTTATCGTATGCGTGTTATTCCTGGTGATAACAACATTGTTGGTCTTGCAAGAATGGTGCCTTCAAACGTATCAGCTTATGCTTACTACACACCATCATCATCAACTTTAACCCAGCTAAACACAATTTCTTTAACAACATCGTATGGAATTGATAATGGAAACAAATACGGTATGCGTCATCAAATTACTTGGGATAATAACTGGGTAGCAGCATACAATGCATATTACTACTACGGTTCTGGAATGAATGTTTATTTTATTGATTCCCGTGACCCACGTAATTACTTTATTGGACAAAATGGCGACACTGGTAATGGCCAGCAGTTAGTTCCATTTAAATCAAACAAATTTATGTTTAACCGTTCTATTGAAAACTCAGACGGTAACATTGGTATGAGACTTTATGTAATTGATCCAGAAGGTGCAAAAACCTACGGACGTGTTACAAGTGGTACAATTACCAATGGAGGAACAATTAACTTAACAGCAAATCAACAATACGGATTATTTGATACTTGGTATACAAGCACAAACTATCCACACTTAGTACCAGTAGCACACTGGAGAAGAGGAGAAATACGATGAAAAAAATGCATTTTGCAGGCGAAGGCTTTGCGGGAAGCTTTAGTGAGTCGGGAGAGTACGAAGCACCTTTTGAATCCTCTCTCCCACATCGCTTTGAATTAAAAGATGGAAAAGTTGTAGACAAATACAACGGAATTAGTGATGAGCAGGTTCAAGTTCAAGATCACATTAATGCTATTCATACAGCACTTAATTGGACAGATCATGAAGGAAACCCAGCACCATTAACTCCACCTCCACCACTAGGATGGGTTGCACCAGATGATCATAAACCAGGAGACCCAGTTCCAGAAGCAACACTTGCTGAGCCATCTCTTGACCCAGAGCATAATAAGTTTGCTGCAACTTTAACACCAGAATTTACAGCAACTCCAGCAGCAGCTGTAGCAGGAGGTAAATAATAATGGGCGTTACAATGTCGCCTGATGCAATTGTTCCAGCTCTTTGGACAACAACTTATATTCAGGCACCTTTAAATGGGCAGGGTAATGGATATTACAATATTCCATCTGCTTATACGGCACTTGGAACAGTATCTTCAGGTACTGCAACATTAAACCTTTCTACAGCAAATCTTTTTTCTTTAACTGCAGCAGGTAATATTACAATTGCTTTTTCAAACACTGCACCAGCAACTTACAACGGTATTTCAAACGGTCAGTTTTGGCAGGTAGAAATTAAGTCAGGTGGTTCATATACGATCACGTGGCCTGCTTCAATTATTTGGGACGGTGGCGGAGCTTCAAATACTGCACCAGTTCTTTCACTTAACACAACAGTATTAAACTTTTACACTAGAAATGGTGGAACAACAGTATATGGCGGATACGCCTTTGCTGATTTAACAATCTAGGAGATTAAATAAAATGGCAATTTCATCAAGTGCAACATTTTTGTACCTACCAGGTCAAGATACAAACCAACAGCTACAAATGACTGCAGCTTTAAATACAAATGCTAATATTCTTAGCATTTTAACTTCATCTGCAACAACTTCAGGTATTAGTGCATCCATTACAAACCTTGCAGCTGTTCAAGCACAAGTATCGTCATTGCCACAGGTAGAACCACTACCAACATTTGCAAATTTTTCTAACTACCAAAACACGCCTGGCTACACAATTTATGACAATGATATGCAACCTATTGACGGTGGAGCATTAACAACTAACTCAGAAATTGGTCAAGCGTACACTGGTCAAAACTATACAACATCAAACTTTGGTTCAGGTGGTGTTACAAACTATTGGGTTAACGCAACTCCATTCCATCAAGCAGAAGGAAACTGGTTAGTAACAGTTCCAGGTATGGTTAATGCTGGAAACAACGCACCTTATGGAAAACAACAAGATGGACTTGCAAGTGCATATGCTCGTTTTGGAGTTATGATTGGTGCATCAGGAATTAGACAAAAATGGTCTTTGTATACATCTGATTCTAACGTTTATATTTTTCCATTTGGAGGAATGGCAGGCTATGAAGGCTATTCAATTAACAACTCCTTATTTGCCACCTGGTATGGCGGTAATGGATACGGATCAATTGGATACAATGATAGAACCCGCACATTAGTAATGCTTGAAGGTAAAGATAATAACAATAATTACCGCATGCATATTTGGCGTAATACAAATGCTAACAGATCTTTATATGACACAAACTTGCCTACTGGTGTTCTTTATAACTTTATGGCAGAAGCTAAAGCTGCTGGTACACCTTTATCTACCGCATCTGGTGTTTATTACACATATAACGATTTTCAATGGCAAACAACCAACTCAACATCTTATACAGAATCTCGTTATCGCATGACAGTTATTCCTTGTGATAATGGACAAGTTGGTTTGTCAAGATTTACACCATCAACCGAGATGCGTTACGGATATTTTGCTCCAGTTGTAACAACTGCAGGAACTGCAGGAACAATGACAACATTAAACGCACAGGGAACAACAACCTCATACGGAATTGACTCAGGTAGCCAGTATGGCCAACGTCACGTTCAAACTTGGGATAATCAATGGGTTGCAGCATATTCACCATACTACTACTATGGATGCGGTTTGATTGGTATTATTTCTAATACTGCAAACCCAGCATATTACTACACAGTACAATATCAAGGTACGGGTAGTGGAGGACAGCTTGCACCATTTAAGCAAGATAAGTTCTTGTTTAATACTGCAGATCAAAACTCAGACGGTAACGTTGGTTCAAGATTTTGGATTCAAGATGTCGGTGGCTGGTATTTAAATGGTAAGGACTGGGCACAAAATACAATAGCAAATGGTGCGTCTATGGCACTTACAAGTCCTCCAACTCAACTTTATATGTTTGATACAAGATATACATCAACTAACTATCCAGGATTAATTTCTCCTGAGCACTGGACGAACGGATAATCAATGATATACGCAACTATTAAGGATGCAAAAATTGATAAATTTGGCACCTTAGCCCAAGTGTTTCCAAATGTAAGCTTTCCACAAACTGGAGTAGATCCAGAATGGTTAAAGTTTGCAAATGCTCAAGAAGTTATTATGACTCTTGATCATGATGAAACAAAGCAAAAAGTTGTTCCATGTGATCCTTATATTGGTAAAGATACAAAAATTTATGGAGTTAAAGTTGTTGATTATACAGAATCTGAAGCTACTGAATATGCAGATTCAATTAAATCTGATGCTTTATTAAGCGGGGGTAAGAAGAATGCTAAGTAATCAAAGGTCTATTTTTAGAAAGTCCCGCTATACGATTCTTGGTCAACAAATTTGGCTTGATGCTACTGCTACTACAGACATTACTGTAGTTCCTTCAGGAGGAACTCAATACGTAAGCGTTTGGAAAGATCGTTCTGTAAATGGAAGAAATTTTACTCAAGCAACACAAGCAAATCAACCTGTATTTACTCCTTCATCTATTAATGGATTGCCTTCCGTAGCATTTAACGGAACCTCTTCATTTATGACATTTTCAGATCAAACACTTTCATTTTTAAATGCATCTTCATTTACAATCTATTTTGTTGCAACAAAGACTCCATCATCACCTTCATACGTTTTTGGTGGTCAGGGTGCAGCAACAAGAAGCAACCTAGCTGCTGGATATGCTGCTTCAAATACTTTTAAACTAGTATTTGGTGGGGATGATACCCAGACTGTTGTAAATACAGTATCTGCAGGACAACCAGAGATTTATGGAATTACTTATAATACCGTAAATAACCAAAGAATTGTAAGAAGAAATGGTGTTGTTGTAGGACAATCCTCTTCTGGCGGATCTTTATCTGGTATGAGTGGACAAGCTTTAGGCCGTTATTTAACATCATACGGTCAATTTAATTTAGGAGAATTTCTTCTGTATAACCGTGTTTTAACACCTTATGAAATTCTACAACTTGAGCAAACATTGATTTCTAAATGGTCTATTACGGGGTAAAAAATGGCATATTCGCTAAACAGATTTGTAGGGCCAACGGCCTTAACAACACAGCCAACAAACCTTTATACATTTGGCTCTAATTCTATTGTAAAACAAATTCTTATTACAAATGTAACTAATGGTAACTTAAACTTTAGTTTATATTTAATTCCTTCGGGGCAACAAGTTGGAAGTCTTTCAAACTTAATATACGGCAATGTGGTTGTGCCAGCTAATACAACCTCTGCATTTAATTTATCGCTAGTTTGCTATGTAGGCGACTCTTTGTATAGTCTTGCTAACATAACAAATGGATTAAATGTAACTATTAGCGGAGTGAATTCGTAGTAGTATCGTGGCAGTAAATGATTTTTCACAATACCCAGCAACGGGTAATGCGACAAATGATCCCAGATCTAATGGCGTAATTTCAGCAAATAACCTTGTTCCTGGTACAGCAGCACAATTAACTAATATACCTGATCAAACAAATACTTATAATATTTCTTTAAATAATGCTGTACAAGCACAATATCTTTTTTCATTAATTTCGTCAGCAAATAGCCCTACACAAGCAAATAGTTTTTATAATCAAGGTTTTAATTATTTAACTAATTCTATTATTGCTCAAATTAATGTGCAAGATATTAATAGTGTTCAAGCACAAGCACAATCTACAAGTTCTGTAGAATCATCAATTTCAACTACAGATGCTTATATTAGTCAGTATATTAATATTGCTTTAAATAAAACTTCACCTTTTATTGCACAAACTGCTCTTCCTCCGTCTACCGTTCAATTCATATCTCAATCGTATGGCACAAGTGGTAGTTCTGTAACACAATATTATCTTTATCCAGTAGCAGTGCAAGGTTCGGGTTTAAATGTTACAGTATCTTGGAATACATTTAATGCTGCTTCATATTATAAAATATTTTTTCAAGATTTTTCTAAAAATGTACAAACTGCAATATCTTATACAGGAACGACTAATTTTGCAGCAACCGTGCCAGGGGTAGCAAACATTACTGTAACCGCTTATGATGTTAATAATAATTTAATTACTTCACAACCAACAACTTTAACAATAACTGGCACAACAGTTGTAATACCAAATGTAACAACATTAGATTATAATACTGCTTATAATCAACTACAATCTTTAGGTCTTACAGTTTATACATCTGTAATTTCTTCTACACAATCACAATATCAACCATACAATGCTTTAGGTGGTTATGTATTAAGCCAATCACCCCTACCTGGCCCTTATATTAATATTTTAGCAATTACTTTAACTTTAATTATTTATACACCTCCAACAGCTACTGTTCCAAATATTGTGGGATTAACTTTAAATAATGCTCAAAATGCTTTAACTCAAGTAGGTTTAGTATTAGGAACAACAACATCTCAAACAACTTCAAATTCAAGTCAAGATCAATATGTTTTTTCACAATCAGTTAATCCAGGAACAGTCGTAACAGGTGGAACAGCAGTAAATGTAAGCTATTACTCTTATTCGGCTTCCGCCCCTGTTGGTGTCTCACCAGTTGGTGTTGGCGTAGGAGTTGGTGTAGGTGTAAGCCCAGCACAACAAGATAGCATAGGTTCAACTTCTTATACTGCATATCCAAATGGAACAGTTACACTAAATATTAGTGGACCCCAACCACTTACAAATATTTCTGTTAATGGAGTAAATCAAACAATTTTTGGTGCATTAAATGCATCTTTTACTGCACCTTCATCATATGGAACATATGCAATTCAAGCTTTTGATGGAGAAGTTCCGCTATTATCTGCTGCTACATTAACTGTTATACCAGTGCCAGTAGGCGTTGGAGTGGGTGTTGGTGTTGGAGTGGGCGTTGGAGTGGGTGTCTCACCATATTATTGTTTCTTTAATCCACCAGTTGGTGTTGGAGTGGGTGTTGGAGTGGGTGTCTCACCATATTATTGTTTCTTTAATCCACCAGTTGGTGTTGGAGTGGGTGTTGGAGTGGGTGTTGG